CTGTCCCGACCACCATTGGAGAGTGCCTTCATCAATCGTGCGATCTTCTTGTGATTCTAATGTTATGCGCTCGTAATAAGTTACGTCAGTGAATCGATCACTGAATTTATCAAAACCTTGAGCCCCAATTGTAAGTATGGTGGCTGTGGGTAAGATGTCGATTGTCTCGATATCGATCATGAGTGCTGTTTTTGCCATTGTGTATCCTTTTTAATTTTATGCTAAAATTATAACACACTTTTTTATTTTGTAAAGGGATTTTGGTTACTTTAATCATGATTATTGTTAAATGCTTCTTCCATTTTTTTAAAAATATACTGCTGTTGTTTAGATAAACTTTCAAATGTTTGATTTTTAAATCTGCTTGCTATTTGTTGTTGTTTCTTTAAGTTTGGCGGATTACCCGTACCAGTAGCTGAATGCGAAAAGATTCCTAATAATTTAAAGATATTATTATTTTGTATATACCAGACACTAATATCCTGGGTTAAATGAGCATGAGCTACTTTTGGAACGGATTTACCATATATTGAAGTATTTGGGGAATGTTTGTCTTTCTTGCTGTTGATAAATGGTTTATTTGGATTTTCACGCTTCCAATCAAGAAATTTAATATATGCGTTATTCACTTTTTTATTATATTTGATTGATTTTTCATTAATGGATGAATGAAATAACTTACACTTTTCGAAAACTACCAACTAATTTCACCACGGGATTGACTCTCTTTTAGTTGATTAACATAATCTTCACCAGAAATTGCATCTTCCCAGTCACCAGTTGCCGCTTCTACTAACTTATCAAGGAAACTTTGACGGTAAGTGCTTCCATCTTCATCAATTCTAATGTCATTTACTTCGTTGATCTTCATGTTCTTTACCTATTTATTTACTTTATGTATACATTATACACTATTCTATCAAAAGAGCAACCTTTTTATTAGTTATTTACCCTTCTAAGAATCAATGACTTAGCCAATAATCCAAGTGAGCGGTTGAGAACCGTCTACGTAGTTCTTGAGTTCATCTTCCAATTTTTCCATCTCAACAAGTGCTTCATTTTTAAGAGAGTCACCATTTAATGTTACTCCACCCTGTGGACCTGCCAATTGCCCAAATTTAGAACGTGCTTCACCGATTATTTGCTTGCTTACAGCATAAGCATAATCTTTTATCCATTGTGAAATTTGAATATCCACTAATAACTGAACTTCTGGGCGTAAATTATAACACCATAGCAATACCACTTCACCAGTTGATGTAATATTGCGCACTAAACTAATCTTTTTTGTGCTTGAGTTAAACGTGTAATTCATAAAACCACCAAACATTCTTGCCGCTAATTCAAGTTTTTGAGTATACAATTCCCAGGTAGCCAAGCCCCCTGTTCCACCTAAATTCATAACATAGGTATTAATTACTGCTGAACTAAATGGATCAAACGCACTGTCACCACCGATAGCACCGAATGTTCTTCTGAATACTTGACGAACTTCCGTCACCTCAGTGGGTAATGTGTAAACACTTTGACCTTCTTGGAGTTCCATCCATACGTAACTTTCTTCGTGTGCATTCTGGCCACGTTGGCGATATGTTCCAATTGCTTTTGTGTATGCGATCTCGAAATGTTCTGGATCTAACTCCAGGTCAATAATTTGACCACCTAATCTTAATGAGATGTAATTGAAAATTTCTTGTTTTAATGATTTTAGACTTTTATTTGACATATAGTTATTTATACTGCCAGCTTGCCATTGACATAACAAGCTGACTGTAGTTGCTACCAGACTTTAAGAATAACGAAATCACTCTGGAATCTACCAGATAGTTTCGCTTCCACTGCGTTGATTGAATCAAACATCTTACGAGTGGCAGGGCGAGATGCTGACATTAATTTCTTTAGCAGTTCTTCAGGCTTACGAATTGTTTTCATTGCCGTCTTATTGGGATCAAAGCCAACAATAGTGCTATTCTTAACCATTAATGCGTTGCCAGCTTGCTCATCAGCAATATAGTAATGTAATTTTCTCTTTTTGGGAGAATATACATACATTTCTTTTGCTCCAATAATCTTAGCTGGCTTAACTGATTTAAGTTTTAATTCCTTACATTCTCTGGCGAATTTTAATTTTACTACCTGCTGTTCTGGAGTTTTAACTCGTCTTTTTGGTTTTGCTTTTGTTGTTTTCTTAAATGTCACATAACTATTTAGATCCGCAATAACTAATTCCGCAAATTTTACTAAACGTCTGCGCTGGGGCTTTGTGAAATGGGCGTAGCCTTCATCAAGATCAACATCACCATTATACGCTTTAGTGAACTCTGCACAAGTGCCTTCCCAATGTTTTACTAAATCTGGAACATGCTGTGGTAAAATATTTGATAATTTTACCTTTACAATTGGGGAAATTTTATGCTTTACTGGTACACCAGCATCAATATATGTGTCCAATAAATATTCTAACTCGCCACCAAGTAAATTTGCTTTTTCACGCATAATTTCTTGAACATTTGCTGTTTTCTTTTTTGGATCAAGTTCAATAACTTCTTTTTTTGGAATTAATGTGATGGCATAATCAATTGCTGTGTTAACTTGGGCAATCTGTTGATCAGTTGCGGGATAACCTCTACAAATCATCCTGGCCATCCATCCAATAGCATTTGGTATGCTACGTAATGGTACCTTTTTCCAAACATTGTGCTTGTCCATCTGCTTAGTTTGAACTAAATAATCAAGAACTAAATTATGCGCTAATTTGTAATCAAAATGATAGTTGTAGAAGTTGAAGCTACTAATAACATCACTTCCACGTTTTTTTGGATCAAAGTCATCCCAGTCAGGTTCAATCCCTGTACCAGATGTTGCTTTGTCTTTAGCTGAGATGGCTAATGTCTGTAATCTTGGCATATTTTGCTCCATTTCTTAATTGTTAAAACAATTATAACATAGGTAATTTAAAAGAGCAACCTTTTATCTTACCGTTTTGACGTATTCTTGTGCATGATGCGTGTTATGACACTGCTTGATGTGAAAAGATGTAAGCAAATTCACAACTTCTTTATTGATTTCAATTACTTACGTGAATAAACGCCAAATAATCCAGTCCTATAAACATCATAGTTATCAATAACTTATACGTGTTCACAAAAAAGCCAGGGTATCAATTAACATCTGACATATTCACCTCGTTCTCTAATATACAAGTACTCGCCAATACGTCAACAGTGGTGATTTCATCATCCAAACGCAAGAATACTTTATCCCCAATCTCCATCACTTTGATGACAGTCATAGGGGGAGAGCCATTACTACTTACTATATCTCCTACAGTAAGTAAGGTATTATTTACATAGGTACTAATCATTTCATTCTTCCATTATATTTAATTGTGTGTATTATTACATATAATTAAACAAAAAGCAATTTTTTTGGTAGAATTAATAAAATACCTGGGTGTCTTGACATAAATAACGACCTTACAGGAGGAAAAATAATGTCAGAAGGTCAAAAGGACTTTTTTGCCAGAATAGTTGCGGCGGCAATGTTTGGTTCAGGGTTTGGCGGGATAGTTGCAATGCTACTGCTTTGGTATGTTAAATTTTAGCAGTCCTTTCTTGGATAGCATAAATACTTTAATTAAAGGGAAGATGTATGCCAAGATTATCATTATACAGTCAAAATAAACAAAACGACTACCGTTTCATAGATCGCATTGTAAGGGAATCTTACACTGTTGGTGGATTAGATATTTTCATACATAAATATCTTGGGGTAAAACCAACTGCTGATGATGGAACTCCAGGGGATGCCACTCAACCACATTATGACGAAACCAACCCGTTGTTCATTGAAGATTTATTATTATTAGAAAACAGAAATAGAGATTATGACGAAGATATCTACACGCTTCGTGGTGAGTATCGTGTACAGGATTTAGATTTTGATCTGTCTCAATTTGGATTATTTATTCAAGGTGATACGCTGTATCTTACATTCCATTATAACGATATGATTGATCATATCGGCCGAAAGTTAATGAATGGTGACGTGCTTGAAATTCCTAACTTAAAAGATTATCATCCCCTTGATAATACAGTTCCTGCTCTTCCAAAATTTTACGTAATTGATGATACATCATTTGCCAGTGAAGGTTTTAGCTCTACGTGGCTACCACACATTTGGCGAGTGAAAGCTATACCAATGGTTGGGTCTCAGGAATATAAAGATATTCTTGATGATTATACAAACAATACTGGCGGCATTGATGGTGATGATGGTGAAGGGAATGGTGAAGGGACGTTGGCTGATTATATGTGTACCCATCAAAAGAATTTAGAGATTAACGATGCTATTATTGCACAAGCAGAACACGAAGTCCCACTTAGTGGATATGATATAACTAAATTTTATTTAGTCAACGCAAGCGAGGAAGACAATAATGCTGTATATATTACAGGTGATAGCACAGATATTACCGCAGATAATAATTTACTCACTGTCGATATGGCCCTTATTAGTCCTGATATTTCTGGATATGAGATGAGCTATATGACTGGGGATGGGTTGCCACCAAATGGTTTGCCAGTTACCCCAGGTGTGGCGTTCCCGCCAAATGCAGTCAACGGCGATTATTGCTTACGATTAGATTATGTTCCTAATCGTCTTTTTAGATATAATGGAAGTTATTGGAATAAAATGGAAGATTCAGTTAGAACACCGTTAACAAATGGTGCAGATTGTAAAACGCAACGAAGCAATTTTGTTAATAATACCAAAACAGTCGAAACTACGGATCGTGGCGATATCCCATCCAGACAGTCACTAAGTAAAATACTTAAACCCCAGGAAGATAACTAATGGCATTACAGCAATATTTTTACGATAAACAACTTCGTAGATTTTTACTACAATTTACAAGAATGATGAGTAACTTCCAATGTGAGATTGGAAGAGATGATGATGGTAACCCAACATATATGCGAATTCCTATTCGTTATGGTAACGTTAGTAAACAAGCGGCGACCATCTTACAGAATAATTCCGCAAATAGTATACCGTGTGCGCCATTGTTTACTTTCCATATTAGTGATTTGTCATACGATAGAAAAAATTTACAAGAACCATATTTTGTAGATAAACGTCATATGCGTCAGCGTCAATGGAACGAAGCTACGCAAGATTACACCCAAGCGGAAGGTAATGCGTTTACAGTAGAGCGCCATATGCCTGCACCATATATAATGGCACTGCAAATGGATCTGTGGACAACAAACGATGATATGAAATTTCAGATATTTGAACAGGTTGCGCCACTTTTTAATCCTGCTATGGAAATTCAAAGCACAGATAGTTATTTAGATTGGACAAGCCTTAGCACCGTTGAACTGAAAAATTATAAATTAGACTCACAATCAATTCCAAACGGAGATGGTGAGATCAATATTAGCACATGGAATTTTGATTTGCCTATATGGATTACTATGCCAGCAAGAGTTATGAAGCAAGGTGTTATTCATAAAATTGTCGCAAACATTTTTGATGAGACTGGGGATATTAACGAAGCAATATCCGGTGATGACATACTGCTTGGCACACGAGTTCAAATTACACCACACGGGTATCAAGTGTTGTTAGTGGATAACCAACTACACATTTTAGAAAAAAACTCCCCTATGATTCAAATTAATGACACGCTTGACCCTATACCAGACGTAACAAGTGAAGTAAAATGGGAACCAGTTATTGAAGAATATGGGGTATTGAGAAATGGTATCAGCCTTATCTACTTGCAGTTGAGTGATGGTACAGAAGTTGGTGGCACAGTTACATATCATCCAACAGACGAAAATATTTTACTATTTGCAATTGATCCAGATTCGTTGCCAGCAAATACCGTTGGCCCAATTGATGCTGTGATTAATCCGTTGAAAAGTGGACCAAATGCCGGACTACCAGCACCTGTTCTGAATAGGCGGTATCTGTTTACCGAAGGCACTGGTGAAGAAAGCGATAACTCATTTCCAAATGCCAGACCACTTGCGTGGGAAGGTGCCGCTGGAGTTGAATTGATTGCTAACGAAAATGATATCGTTGAATATAATGGCAACTTCTGGGAAGTTGTATTTGACGCAAGTGAAGTAGAGGGTATTGAATACGTAACCAACATCACAACCAACTTGCAATACAAGTGGGAGGATTTTAATTGGACAAAATCTTTTGAGGGAGTATATGACGGCGGAGATTGGCGTCTGACTATCTAATGAATTCAATTAATGCTTGCGGGGTTTGGTTTTACAGTATTTCAACAAAACGTTATTTCTACTTGATGCGAAATGATAAAAAATATTTCGGCTACTGGGCGTTGCCTGGGGGCAAAATAGAAGATAACGAAACATTGATGGAAGCGTTGACTCGAGAATGCACTGAAGAAATTGGGTTCATGCCAGAATATATTAAGCTGTCACCAGTTGAAAAGTTCACTACAGAGTTTTTTAACTACCATACGTTTTTCTGCTTGGTTGAAGATGAATTTCAACCTGTGCTGAATAGTGAGCATATTGGGTATTCTTGGATTGGGTCATCTGTTATTCCTAAGCCCCTACACCCAGGGTTCTGGAGCACGCTTAAAACTAACGATGTGTTCACTAAAATTAAAACCGTTACGAAAATTTATACGTCACAATTGGAAACGTAATCCTCTGTTCGTGTATTACTGAAATTGACACGTCTACGCCAAGCATCTGGTGAGGCATTTGTTGTTACTTGAATGAATTTAACGTGGGGGTATACTTTCATTACTTGAGCTACCGCATGTATCATTTTAGTTTGCTCGGCACCCTTTTTGTCTGTTTTCTCATAACCCACTAAATAAATTTCTTTGTGGCCATCAAAACACGCTAACCAACAGGCGGCGGCGTGAGACTGCATTGATAAACTATACGGAATTAAAAATAATTCTCCAGGAAATTTTAAGCAATTTTTGGCAGTGCTATACACCACACTCTTACTTGGATATCCTGCCTTTATCATTTCAGGGATTGTTTGTGAATTTTGACAAACTAAGAAGTCTGGAACCATTTTATCCCATACGGATTCCACGCCATATACTTGCATACGCTCACGGCCTAATAATCCACCATTGTTTCTTGCTACTTTGGCATAGAAATTTGTCTGAACTGCGTAGGACTCTGCAATACACGTTGCTTTGTTATTCGCATGAACATTTGTGATTGGGTTATCTATCCATTCCCTTTCTTGATGCTTCTTTCCGTCTTTCCAAGTCACTTGTGTAATAACAAACTCACCTGGATAATCTTCTCTATATCTTTCTAACATTTATAACCCTTATACGCTAATGTAAATCATGTTTACTGCTTGATCTGAATCTTCTAAGGACTTGCCTACTAAACCACCACCAACAACTCTTGGGCCGGGTTCCTTAGGATCATCTGCTGAACGTGCTCCGCCTTTTCCGTCAGTGACTAAATTGTCACCTTTTTTTACTGGACCTGTAACTCTACATATTGTTCTGCCAACCCTCATCAACGCCACTGGAAATTCCCACTCGTTAGATGTTTCATCACCAGCATCAAATGTTGTTTCGGCTTCGTCTGCTGTTGTTACTACCCCAGCAACTTTTGGATCAGCTATAGACACGTTGCCCATCACTTCTTGGGAGCCACCAAATACAAGAACTTTGCCTTCAGCATAGGCCTGATCTGCTTTGAAATATTCTACTATCGCTAAATGATTTGCCATTTATTACCTCGTTGCTGTATTTATAGTTTTATTGGGGCTAAGAAAATATAGGCAAATTATTTACGAAAAAACAAAATCTACAGTATATATCTTCATTTTATCGGAAGTGAACTTGATATTTTGTGTTAAAGTATCAGCACAAATATATACGTAAACCCAACCACTACTTGATGTTACTACGTAAGGGTTAGCAAATGTTACTTCATACTCAAACATTACTGTTTTTGTTTGGTACGAAGTGACTGTTACTGCCTGCTGGTATGTGTTAGCTACATAATCAATCAGCTCAGCATTAGATGACTTATATATTTGGTGGGTGGCATCACAGTTTACATAATGGGGAGTAGGCGATGTTGGCTGTCTATAAAAGCCACACCCAGTGGTCCCTGTATGCGTTTGAGTAGAGCCAGTCATGTTTCTAAGAGTACATTGAAATTTGATCTTTGCTCTAATAATAGACTTACCAACCGGAATGTCATCAATATGACGGCCTATGGAAAACTTATTTTGGTTATGGCCATTTTGTGAATATGATTCAAAATAAGTAGAATCATTGCCATCATTTGCCGAATGTAATTGACTGTAAGGAGTGGGTAACCCTGATGTCCATGTATGTAATGGCTGAATCTTCATATTGTTACCGGACCTAACTTGCTGGGTGCCAATAGTGGTAAATGCTAAATTATCAGTCGTTGCTATTGGATAAGCAACATTTAGATATGTTTCATCACTTTTACAATACAGATCTTGAAGATCAATTCTACCACTTGATACCCCGCACAGACCTCGCACTGAAGCATCATTTAACGTTATTTGACCAGTCTGGCCTAATTCCGTTCTTACACTATTTAAACTTATTGTTCCACTACACGGTGTTGTCATTTTCTTTCCTTTTATATTATTTACGACAGTTCGTAAATATACACCTTGCCTGAATTTGTTCCACCAGCATCACCCTCATTCTTCACCCCAACAACGGCGTAATTATCAGTTATAGCAACACTCTGTCCAAGTAAATCAGATGAGCTTGATCCATACGCATTTGGATTATCCAAGATGTGTAATAAAGCCCCAGTTGTAACATTAAAAATATATGCTTTACCTGAATATCCTCCGCCAGGATCACCTTCTCCAGATGCACCAGCAATAGCGTAATTATTTGTTATAGCAACACCCCGACTAAAAAAATCATTTCCACTTGTTCCATACGCATTTGGATTATCTAATGTGTGTACAAGAGCACCAGTGCTTGTGTTGTAAATATATGCTTTACCTGAATTTGTTCCACCCGCTTCATCTTCATGGTATGTACCAACAATAGTGTAATTATCAGTTATAGCAACATTATAACCAAACTTATCATTAAGGCTTGTTCCATATGGATTTGGATTATCTAATGTATGCAATAAAGCCCCAGTTGTAACATTAAAAATATATGCTTTACCTGAGGATGTGCCATTAGCATCATCTTCTCCAGATGCGCCAGCAATAGCGTAATTATCAGATATAGCAACGGATAACCCAAAATTATCATTAAGGCTTGTTCCATATGGATTTGGATTATCCAAGGTGTGTAATAAAGCCCCAGTTGTAACATTAAAAATATATGCTTTACCTGAGGATGTGCCATTAGCATCATCTTCAACATACGCACTAACAATAGCATTATTTCCAGATATTGCAACACTAAAGCCAAAATAATCACTAGCCTTTGTTCCATACGCATTTGGATTATCTAATGTGTGTACAAGAGCACCAGTGCTTGTGTTGTAAATATATGCTTTACCTGAATCTGTTCCAGCTACTTCATCTTCTTTATATGCGCCAAC